GTCGGCATGGTTCTAGCGAACAGATGTCACCGACAGAATATGAAAACCAGTATTATCAACGGCTCGGAAGTGTCTAGATTATCCGTGGCGATTCACAATCCAGTTTGGAAACAAGTGTCACAAGTAAGTAAACTACCATTGGTTGCCCCAGATAATTACGTAGTGAAGATTAATGGTGTAAGTAATTCCACCAGTGATGATTACTATGTTCAGTTTAATAGAGCTAACCGTGTTTGGAAAGAATGTCCAAAACCGGGGATTACTGCTGGTCTTAATGGTGCTACCATGCCATATGTATTGATTCGCCAAGCTGATGGTAGTTTTACATTTCAACAATTTTCATGGGGAACACGTAAAGCCGGTGATACGGATACTAACCCTGATCCATCTTTTGTTGGTTCTACAATAAATGATGTGTTTTTCTTTAGTAACAGACTTGGATTTTTAAGTGGTGAAAACGTAATACTATCTCGTCCTGCAAAGTATGGTGATTTTTATGTTCCTTCAGTTTCTGTGTCCAGTGATGATGATCCAATTGATATTGCAACATCAGATAATAGAATTAACATTCTTAAATTTGCTGTTCCCTTTAGTGAGCAATTACTATTGTGGAGTAATGATAGTCAGTTTATTCTTAGTAAATCAGGAACCCTAACTACAAAAAATATTAACTTAGACTTAACGACTAACTTTAGTGTTAGTGATTATGCAAGACCTTTTGGATTGGGTCGTGGTGTTTACTTCTGTTCACCTCGTTCATCATTCAGTTCTATTAATAGATTCTATGCAGTCCAAGATGTTACATCAGTTAACAACTCTGATGATATATCGGCTCATGTGCCAAACTACATCCCAAATGGAGTTTTTAATATAACTGGTAGTAACACTGAAAACTTTGTTACAATTCTTACAGAAGGTGCAAGGAATAAGATCTTTATCTATAAGTTTCTTTATATTCAGGAGCAAATTAGACAACAAAGTTGGTCTTCGTGGGAATTCCCATCTGATTTTCACATTTTAGCTTGTAACTGTATTAATAGTAAAATGTTCTTACTATATGAAGCTACTGGTGGTATTTGCTTAGAATCAATTGATTTTACACAAAACACAGTTGATATATCTGGTGAACCATATCGTCTTTATATTGATGCTAAAACTAAGTTTACACCAACTGCTGCAATGTATGACCAATACACTGATACAACAAACTTTAGTCTAATTGTTAACTATGGGTTGAATGGATCAATTGGTCCTCAAACTGATTATTCGGTTATATTGAGTGATGGTTTTGTCTATGTTTTTGAACAACCAGATGAAGGTTGGAATGCTAATAATATAAAAGTATCTTTAGCTGGTAACTTAACTGGTAAGACCATTTTCATCGGTAGGAATATTAACTTCCTTTATACATTCAGTAAATTGTTAATTAAGAATACAGCAGATGATGGAACTACATCAACTGAAAGCTCTGGTAGATTACAGCTTAAGAGAACGTATCTTAACTATAAAGATACCGGGGCGATGGACTTGATAGTTGATAATGGGTCAACCTCATATGTATACAATCAAGCCGGAGCGTTAATAGGGACTGAACAATTGAGGACTAACAGAGTTAATATTCAAACTGGTCAAGTAAGATTCCCAACTACTGGTAATGCAAAAAACATTACTATAAGTATATTCAGTGCTCATCCAACACCAATATCAATTGTTGGTTGTGGTTGGGAAGGAACTTATATTCGTAGAACAAATGGCATTTAATTAATTAACCCATATTCACTTAATTGTGAGTATGGGTTTTTTTGTAGCCTATAAGGAAGAATATTTTAATTAAAGGAAAAACAACATGAAACTAATTAATACCACAGTAGAACACATCGATGTAGTAGTTAAAAATATATCAGAAGAAGATTTCAATGAATATATTGCTTATAAAAAGTATATTATCGGTAATGAGGATATACAATTATACGACCATCTAGTATTGGCATTAAGTCAATATCAACTATTAACACTAATACATAGTGATATAGTTATTGGAATTGGTGGTGATATCAATGGCAATTCTTGGTTTTTAGTTACAAAAGAACTTGCTACTCTTTCCAAAGAAGAGAAAAAAGAATTTTTTATAACAATGAATCAACATAAAGAAAAAGTTTTAGATGAATCTGGCCTCATCTGGAATTATGTATGGGAAGGAAATATAACTCACATTGAATTTCTTAGGAGATTGGGTGCTGTCTTTCCACTAAATATCCCAAATGTGCCAGAACAATTTAAATATTTTGAAATTCGGAGGAATTAATTATGTGTGGACCAATCGCAGTAGCCGCAGTAATGGCAGGTGCCTCAGCTACTCAATCTGCAATGTCTGCAAAAAATGCAGCTAAGGCAGAAGGTAATCGTGCCGATGTAGCACGCTTACAAGCACAAGAGTATGTTAAAGCTAATAACATTACTCAAGCAAATTTAAACTTATCTAATAGAGATGCATATGAAAATGCGGTATCTAAAATGACCGCAGCTAATATGCAAGGCATCCAAAATATGGGTGCATTGAATACAGCAATAGCTGAGTCTGGTATTAAAGGTAATAGCATTAATAGACTAAGACGTTCGCAAGAAGCATCTAACAGTGCAGAACAACTTTCTATTACTAATGAATACAAACGAAACTATGCTGAGATATTCGGTAAACAATTAGAAAGTCAACAGAATACAATATCTGCAGTAAGTGGGCTAGATCAGGACGCTCATAAAACGAGCGGTTTACAGCAAGCTTTAGGGATAACTATGGCAGGTGCACAAGGTGCAGCTCAAGGTTATTCAATGGGATCTGCAATGTCTGGTGCAATGTCTGGTGGTGCATCTTCTGCTGGAGCTAGTGCAGGAACATCTGCTGGAGCTAGTGCCGCATCAACTTCAACTGGAACTGCTATCCAAAATTACGGATATAGTAACGCGGGACAACTATCAACAAACTTTTCAACTTACACTAGATAAGGAGTAAACCAATGGCTAAGAATACCATAGGTCAAACTATAAATAATTTCCAACAAACTAATGTGGCTGTAGGTGGTTCTTCGACTGTTGGGACAAACTTTTCATATACACCTACTAAAATTAGAACACCTTACAATGATGACTCAGCATCTAAAATGTTAGGTTCTCTAATGGACTTTGCCAAAACAGGAACAGTCTTAATTCAAGAATATGACAAACAGAAGAAACAAGATGCTGATGAAAGAAGTAATCAGATTTTACAATCATTGAGTCCTGAACAACGTGCAGCAGCATTAAAAAATGGAACATTACTATATCAAGATGATCCATATACAATGAATGCACTAAAACGTAAAGTTGCTCAAAACGCAACTGTAATGGCTGATAGTCAAATTCTTGATGGTATTAATAAAGGCCAATTCAACTCTACTAAAGAACTAGATGATTACATTTATACACAACGTGCACAAGCCGCAAAAGATGCTGCTGAATTGAACGGTTTTGATTTTAATGATTCGGAGTTTCAATATGGATTTTCTTCTAATGCTGATGAAAGAAATATGAAACTCCAAGAGGGTTATGCTCAATGGCAATCTGGGCAGATTCAAAAGACTAAAGCACTTCATGATTCTGCATCAATTAATGGTATTGTTAGTGTAGTTCCACAATCTGATCCTAATATCAGTGCTCAACAGTTGCATGGGTATATTATGACATCTGGTGGTTCCGACGATGATAAAGTTAATCTTTTAAATCAAACCATGAAAAATCTATCCGGTGTTAGTGGTGGTGCACAAGTAATACAATCTCTTCGTAGTATGGACTTTAATCTTTATGGTCAAAGAACTACTATCGATGGATTATATGGTAAAACAGGTGCTGAGAAGTTGATTAGTGATGCAGGTGCATCTAATTATTCTTCTGATCGTGCTGCTCGTGACTCGTTCAATGATCGTCTTGCTACTGGTATGTCATCCAATGATCCAACAGTTGCGTTGCAAGTTTATCAGGACTTGTCATCTGAACTTGATCGTACACAACCCGGTCAATATGATACACCACAACGTCAAGCTCTAGCTAATTACAAAGAATCTATTGCTCGTAAACAAGCTGCTTTGGCACAGCAAACACAAGAGTTAACTACTAAGCAAGCTCAAAAGGACAACCGTGCTGATGTATTGTATCAACAATATGTCCATGCCGCTCAAGGTGATACTAATGCAGTAACTGATTTTAATGCTCAAACAACTAATGAATCATCAGGTAACTATACAGCAGAAGATTCTATTAACGCAGGTAGACGCTATTATGAACACGTTATGGGTAGTAAAGATTTAACTCCAGAACAAAAATCAACTGCCATTAGTAACCTATCTTTGAATACACCTAAAGATCAAGGTATCAACGTTATATTGAAGAACAAGATTGGACAAGCTAATAATGAGTTAATGTCGGCTGCTTTACAAGGTAAATTAGATTTTAGTAAAACACCTAATACTAATAACCTTATTCAATTATATAGATCTAATCCAGCGGCTTTAGCCAATATAATGTCTACTGATCCATCTTATGCAGATTCCTATGCAACTATAGCATCTATTGTTGGTTTTTCAGATAACGGTATAGACCCAACTATATTACTAACAGGAAAACAAAAGATCGCTAGTATGTCAGATATTCAAAAGAATGATCTACGAACTAATGGTAATAAGTTCATTACTAAAACTTCTACTGATAGTAGATTTAGTGGTATGGGTGGATTACCAATGCAGATAGCAGGAAGTATTTTCAATAACGTTTATGCTTCAACTGGTGATATTGATACAGCTACTAATATGGCTCGTAGTTTCTTAGTTAATAACGTAACTGATATTTCTAAAGGTGGTGATTACACTGGTCAAGTATTGAAGTCTTCTCTTCAAGTTTCATCTGATGTTAAGTCAGTTGAAATTGGTCGTGGAATTTTACAAGATAAAGTTAATGACCTTGTAATACAATATCCCGGACTAAAAGGTAAACTAACAGTTTCTACTGATAGTGATGGTTCTATTATCATTCAAGATCCTTCTACCGCTTTAAAAGCATATACAGGACAACCATATATTAGAATATCTCGTTATGATTTAGTTAGTGAATACAATGAACGTAACAAAGCCAGTTATGCTAAAGAACAACAAGCTGTTACTGCTGAAGAGAATCGTATTAGATCCAATCAAGGAAAATACAATCCTACTAAACCAACTGGTAATGGAAACGTTACAAGTATGGAAGATGCTTATAATCAAGCATCAACTAAAAAATCTAAGCCTAGTAAATTAGAAGAGGCTAATAACCAACTTCAAGGTTTAACTAATCCAAGAGGTAAATAAAACAAAAGGTATTGCTCATAATGGGTAATACCTTCTTATAATTAATTTAATAAAAGGGGTCATTAAATGGCGACTAACAATAAAAAAATAAATCCTTATCAAGACCAAATCAACGCAGCAGCAGCAAAATATAATGTCGATTCTGGTTTTTTAACTCGTCTACTCGAAGTTGAAAGTGGATTTAATCCAAATGCACAATCTAAAACTGGACCACGTGGTATCGCTCAGTTTACGAAAGCGACCGGTGCTAAGTATGGTCTAGTAAAAGACTCAGACTTTTACGATCCAGATAAATCAATTAATGCTGCTGCTGCTCATGTTAGTGATTTACTTAAAACTAATAACCAAGATTATGTTCGTACAGCTTTAGCTTACAACCAAGGTGAAGGGACTGCTGGTAGACCACAACTAGTAGCATATGATTCCGGTGACTTCACTATGATTTCTAATGAAGGCCAAAACTATATCAAGAAGTTTCGTGATTGGGATAATGGTTCAAATGCTCAAAGAACACAATACTTGATTAATGATAATAACATTCAATATAAATCCCAGCAAAGTTTCCCATCTGCTAATGGTTCTACTACAACATTCGAAGGAACAACTAAAGCAGAGATTAAATCAAATCCTGATAACTTTCCTACTCCTGTTACAATGGATATCAATGGCGGAGCACCAGTTCAAGTTCCTTCTATTGGTAATAACTATGAAGCGGATATGTTTACTCAAACAGGTAGAAATGTTGAAGACAACGAAGATCCTACATTAACACAACGTGCCAGTGACTTTGGTTCAACCGTTTCTGATTATGCACAAAAATCTGTTGGTTATGGCGTTTATCGTTCTATTCAATATGGTCCACAGAATGTAACGGCTGATAGATTCCGTTCAATAGAAACTAACCAATATGCTCCAGATGATGATGATTTTAAATACGCTCGTGATAATGGAGTGATGGCTAGTAACTACGGAATGATTGAGGGTGCTAGTTCGAAAGAAAACTGGAAATTCCTTGTTGATGAAGTTAAACGTACACAAGGATTACAAGCAAGTATCGACGCCAGTGATTCTACTTCTGGTAAAATAGTTGGTTTCGTTGCTGATATCGCATTAGATCCAACTTCATATATTCCATTCATGGGTGGTTCGATGCGTGGCGTTAAACTTGGTAACGCTATGCTTACTCGTGCTGGACAAGGTGTTGTAGCTGCAAACTCTTCAGCTTTCATGCATCAACAATTTAGCGGTGAACAAGCAGATTATGCAACTGCAACTGTATTTGGTGCTTTTTTGGGTTCCGGTTTTGGTGCTGTTGAAAGTCGTGGTGCTCGTAACCTTTTTAAAAGTGGTGGAAACACAGCTAATGAAGCTGTTCCTACTAGTATTCCTCATGCATCACAAGAAGCAGCAGATAATTTTAGTTCCAATGCTCAAACTATTAGTCAACGTATCGAAGCTCGTGAATCAGCCGATACGCTAAATGGTGTGCATCTAGAGCGTGTTATGCCAGATCCTAATACCAAACCTGATTTTGTCAGTGATGGTAATCTGTTCTGGAACCATCCACATGATCCTAATGCTGTAGTTATGGCTGATGGTTCTGTTATTGAAGGTGGTAACATGCTTAACCCTAAAACTATGATGAATGTTAGAGAGTTGATGAATGGTAATATACCAGCAGGACAAGTTGGTGGTGATGTTGCTAACGCATTTGAACGTGCTGCTAATGAAGCTGTTCCTGATAATATTGGTTCCAGTAAAGTAGCAACTAATTCTTCTGATAGTATCATGCCTGAACAATCTACTACTAAAACTTCTGATAGTGGTGATATTGTAAGTAATGCAGTTGAAGGTAAAGATGCCAGTGGTAAATCAATTAATGCTACTCAAGAAACTACACAACCTAAAGCAACTGATGAGGCTAGTGTAACTCCACCATCTAATTCTGCTGATGAGTTAGTTAAAGATGCTAGTAGTAAAGCAGCTAAATCATTCCATTTAAATTTAGGTAGTTTTACTGAGATTGGTAACAGAATGATTGGTAGTGATGATGATGCGGTTCGTGGACTTGGTGCAATGTTTTTCCGTCCAACTATGGATCGTAATGGTTCACGTGGTCTTGCTGAAACTACATCATCCGATATTATCCAACGAATGAAAGGTGTTGATAATCTTTGGTATAGTAAGTTTTCTGATTTAAAATCTAAAGCATTAAATGATATTAAGTATTCTACTTTAACTCGTTCCGAACGTGAACTTCAACTTAATAGAAATGTTGTCGAAGCAGTAGAGGATATAAGTGGTTCTAAGTTGAATTCTTTGTCTAAAGATGAAAGGAATCTTGCTGAACATATTCGTAATAACTTTATTGCTAAAGAAGACTATGCTGTTAATCCAGCACAGTTGGGTAACTATAATGCTGTTCCTGTTATGGATAGATCATTCAAGTCTGGTAACTATGTTCCTCGTTATTATAACCAACATAGTATTATGGAATTGAAAGATAAACTACTTAACATGGGTATTAAGCAAGAAGACGTAGCAGTAGTTGCTAAAGATATGGTTAAGAAGAGTTTCAATCAAGCTTATCTTAAAAATGCTGATGAAGCTGCTGAACTCAATAGTCGCATTATTCGTAAGTTATATGGTAAGAAGGGCAAAATGTTAGAACGTCCTGATATTAACGATTTCCCAACACGTGATGAATATAATGTAGCTAAGAAAGCTTTTGATGAACAACAAGCAGCATTACACAATGCAGTTGAAGAACATATTGAAAAGTTATCTTATGGTATTGTTAATGGGGGCGAAGATAATATTGGTGGAATTGTTGCTAACTTATATGGACATGGTGATGGTGCAGTAACTAAAAATGCTGCTGACTTTCTTAAAGAACGTTCGCCTCTATCAACTGATGAAGTTGTTCGTTTACCAGATGGTTCTGCTTTTAGTGTTAACGATATTCGTGATTTTGATTTACATACTATTATTCCTTCATACAACTCTAATATGAATCATAAACTAGCTACTCATGGTGTTGGATTTACTGATGATGAGTTAAGAGACTTTGTTAATACTAACATGCAAAGACTTATGAAAGAAGGTAAGAAACGTGATTCAGAAGCATTAGAGAATGGTTACAAAATCATTACTGGTCAAAATCGAAGAGACACAATGGAAGGTGTTTTAGATAACTTTATGTCTGCTGCTCAAACAGCTACATTTGGTTCTCGTAACACATACTTTGGTGCAATGACTGCTACTGAAATTAACAATATGCTAGCTCAAGGTTCTTGGAGGGCTATGCTAGACAATATTCCAATTTTACGTGATGCATTTGCATATAACACAAAAGCTGGGCGTGAAACATTGGAAGAGTTGCACAACTTAACATTTGGTTCGTATCTAGATGATTCAATCCGACCCCGTTATAAAGATCGTGTTGCTGCTATCAATGCTAATCCGAATGCTGCTGAGTCCCAAATTCTTGTAAAATCAGCAGCGGGAGCAAGAACAGCGGCTGATGTATATGCTCATTATAATCCGTTTACATATATACTACGTGAAACTACCAATGGTGTTATTAACACTGCTCGTAAAACACTCGTTAGTGATATTGTAAGAAACGTATTTGATGGTGCAGGTATGCCACGCTATCTACGTAACGAAGCAAAGTTGAATGGTTTATCTATAACAGAAAAGCAAATGGATGAAGTAAGAGATTTGATCAAAGACCATATTGAATTTAAAGGTAAAGGGAACTATACACTTAAAGATCAAAAAGCGTGGGTATCAGATCCCCGTACAGCTATTCTGTTTAGACTTGCTGATAATTACGCTGATAAAGTTATTTTACGTCCTGAGACTATTAGTAGTGCTCAAACTAAGTTGTTCCCTCGTTCATTGAATATGTTAACTCAGTTTAAAATGTTTTCTGTACGTTCTATCAACGGTCGTATGATGAGTATGTTAGGTGATACACGTTTCAATCAACAATATCTAGATAATGCGATGGAGTTAACTTTAGGTTTCTTAACTGCTGGACTAGGTTATATGGGACAAACATATGGTCAATCATATGCTCTACCTCCTGAAAAACGTGATGAGTATTTGGCTAAAGCCTTAGATAATAATAACTTCATCTGGAATGTTATGTCCCGTAGTTCAGTAATTGGTGGTCCAATCGGTCTAGCTTCTACTGCTTATACTATCGTTACGGGTGAAGGTCCGGGGCAATATCTACGCTCTACTGTAACCCCAAGTATTAACGATAAAGATGATAGTAGTATATTTAAAGGTCAAACTAGCCAGAATCCATCATTCACTGGTGCTTTTGGTCGTTTAGTCCAACAAATGCCACCTTTATCTTATACCGTTAATCTATTGTCGGCTCCGTATTATACAAGTCGTATGTTAATGAGTGATGAGTATAGTTACGATAAATCTGATTATGCTACTGCTGCGTTTAATAACTGGCGTGGGATATTACCAAATAACCCACTAACTTATGCATTTCTTGATCAAGTATTCAGAACACAAGGACTAGATACAGATTACTTACGTAATCACTAATAAAAAAACAAAGATAACTATAGGAGGGTTAGCAAAGGAAGCTAACCCACTATTAATTAAATGGAGATTTTCTAAATGGCATATATTACAAATATATCAACTGTCATTACATATGCACTCGATGGTTCAACCAAAAACTTTACAATTCCGTTCGAGTATCTATCACGTAGTTTTATCGTGGTAACATTAATTGGTGTAGATCGTAAAGTATTGACTTACGTTACTGATTACACTTTTAACTCAAGTTCAGTTATTACAACTAATAAAGCATGGGGTGTTTCGGATGGCTATACAACTATAGAAATTCGTCGCCAAACGTCTGCTACAGAACGTATCGTGGACTTCCAGAACGGCTCTGTTCTTCGTGCTAATGACCTTAACACTGCACAGATTCAAGCTATCCATGTTGCTCAAGAAGCACGTGACTTAGTGTCAGATACTATTGGTGCTGATGCTGACGGTAACTTAGATGCTCGTGGGCGTCGTATTGTTAATCTTGGTGATGCAGTAAATGAGTCTGACGCTGTAACTCTTCGTCAAGAAAAGGCATGGGGTCAGTCTGCCCTTAACCAAGCAAACGCATCTGCTACTAGTGCTGCTGCGGCTAAAGTTTCTGAAACGAATGCTAAGACTTCAGAGACCAATGCTAAGGCATCAGAGAACGCTGCTAAAGCCTCTCAGACAGCCGCTAAGACTTCAGAGACCAATGCTAAGACCAGTGAAACTAATGCTGCTGCAAGTGCTGCTACGTCCACTACAAACGCTAATCAGACGGCACAAGACCGTACAGCAGTAGCTGCTGATAAAGTGAATGTCCAAGATAATCGCGATTATGTTCAAAGTGTACGAGATGAGATGATAACAATCGCAGGTGGACCAGTAATGGTAGGGACTAATAACCTATCTGAAATTACTAATCCGACTACTGCTCGTAACAATATTGGAGCATTTGCTACATCAGGTGGAACCATTACTGGTGCAGTAACAATTAACAATGGTAGTTTAAACGTTGGTCTTTCTACACAGACTACAACAGTTAAATTATCGGCTTCATCTCAATTACGTGATAACGGAACTGGTGCATTAATCATTACTTCTAACTCAAGTGGTTTTAGTGGCACTGCTAAGGGGATTTATATTCGTCCATTGGGTGATACAGTTTCAACTATTCAACTTTTAGGTAGTGATACCGGATTCTATTTTACTGGTAACGTAACTATAAATGGTAACTCTACTGTTACGGGGTCTTCTACTTTACAGGGAGCAACAACTATTACTGGTTCTCTTACTAATACATCACAAGCGTTTTTAGAAAAGACTGGTAATACAACTTCTGGTTCAACTAGAACAACTAATGGTTTAAGAATTAGAGGTATTGACGCCCTATTTGTCGATTTATATCACTATGAAAGAGTCGGTCGAGAACACTTCTTTGGTATTCACGTAGCTAATGGTGGTGGTGATTCATATTATGAATTCTCTAATGGTGGTGAATTTAGAAGTAATGCTATCAGAATGGGTGGTTCAGATGGTCAGGGTTATATTGATTCCTTTGGTAACATTAAATCTCCTAAATGGGGCAACCGCTGGTTAGACTCAGTAATACTCGATCCGGGAACTGATATCGGAACTGTAATGATGTGCCGTTGGAATGGTTCTGGTTCTGTTGGCTATGGTGGAACTGTTGCAGGATCTTCACTAGTTCCAGCAAATGCTGAGGGTGCAAGCGGTAGTAATGGAACACTAAGTGGAACATGGCGTTGCATGGGCTTTGCTCAAACTACTAACGATGGTCATAGAACAACTTTGTGGCGTCGTATTAGTTAATAAAAATAAATCAAATACAGGGGATATCATATCCCCTTTTTTATAAGGATAAAATATATGAGTGCATTCGATATAAACTCATTCGAGGATATGCTTCTATCTATTAAGTCTGAAACAGCTAATATGTTGTTAGCAGATTTACTAGATGAGGAAAAACGTACACCTCAATTGTATAACGCAATTATCAAATTCCTAGAAATGAATAAAGAACATATAACAAAGTATATGAATGAAGACTTAGAAGTAACTGATGAAATGGAAAATATATTAAATTCTATTCCAGATTTACCAGAAGTCCAAAATGTCTATCATATGAAAGGAGCATAAAAATGGAAGGATTTTCCTTCAGTGCTCTCTTTATATTTGTTTTAAAGTTAATAATTGTTCGTATTTTTTGGGCAGGAATATTGTGGTGTATAAGAACGATAAGAAAAAAACTTAAAAATAATAAAGTCACCAAAACTGACATGGAGGATAGTGATTATGATGGCAAAGGTTAAATTTCTAATCTTAGATATAATTTTAGTAATTGTTTTTGTTGTTGGTGCTTATAACTTTGGACACAGTAGAGGTGTTAATGATCAACAATTAATTTCAAAAAATGAAATCACCACTATGAAACTTAATTACCAAAAAGAAATAAATCAACTCAAAGAGGATAAACAAAATGATGTTAATCAAATTAAAAAAGATTATCAGGCAAAATTGGACGACTTGCAAGGTGTTACTGATGGCGTTATTGATAGTATTAATAACGACAATAAGCGGTTGCAACTCAAGGTCAAACATTGCTCCAGTCCAGAAACCGGAAGTAATAACAGTTCAACTACCGGACAATCTGATGCAACAGCCGAGCTTTCAGAAGGATCTAGTCGGTTTCTTGTCGGACAATCAATAAAAGCAGATGAGTGGATTAAACACTTACAGCAACTCGTTTTAAAGCTAAATGAGGAAAATAAAGAATTAAAGAATAAAGAATAAAAAGGATTTTATATGGCAACAACACAACCAAAAGGAAAAGCCTCTAAACAACAACAGCAGATTAAAGAGTTAAAAGGTTCTTTCGTAAAGTTTCTATACGTTCTCTGGAATCAATTAAAATTACCCCAACCAACACGTATTCAAATAGACATTGCTCAAAGTCTTGAAGCATGTGGTAAAGATGAACGATATATCATTCAAGCTTTCCGTGGTATCGGTAAATCATTTGTTACTTGTGCTTTCGTAGTATGGAAACTATGGAATAACCCCGATTTAAAAATTATGATTGTTTCTGCAAGTAAAGATAGAGCTGATGCGAACAGTGTTTTTATTAAACAGATTATTGAACTACTACCTTTCTTACATGAATTAAAAGCTGATAGTTCCAAAGGACAGCGTGATAGTAAGTTGATATTTGATGTAGGTCCAGCTAAACCTGATGCTTCACCTTCTGTTAAGTCAGTAGGTATCACTGGTCAATTAACTGGTTCTCGTGCTGATATTCTAATCGCTGATGACGTTGAAGTTCCTAATAACAGTGGAACATCTACTACAAGAGAAAAACTATGGGAAAGTGTAAAAGAATTCGATAGTATTCTAAAACCGGGTGGAATGATTATCTACCTTGGAACACCACAATCAGAAATGACTCTTTATAAGGAATTAGAAAATCGTGGATATCATACTAACATTTGGCCTTGTCGTTATCCTCGTAACTATCAAGAGTTAGAGCAATATGGTGATAGGCTTGCTTCTATCATCCGTAATGATATGGAAGAACAAGGCCATGAGGCTCTATTCTGGCTACCAACTGATCCTGTACGTTTTGATAATGAAGACCTAGTTAAACGTGAAATCTCTTATGGTAAAGCTGGCTTTGCTATGCAGTTCATGCTTAACCCTAACTTATCCGATGAAGCTAAGTATCCTCTTAAACTTAAAAACCTTATTATTGCTGACGTAGAACGTGATAAATCACCTCTTACTTGGAAATGGCTTCCTAATCCAGACAAAGTAATGAAAGATTTACCAATGGTAGGACTGAAAGGTGATAACTACTATTTGTATGCTGGTAGTAGTGAACAATTCCATGAGTATACTTCTAGAATTTTAGTCATTGACCCATCAGGGCGTGGTAAAGATACAACTGCTTATGCGGTATTGTATTGGAACAATGGATATATATATTTGATGGATATCGGAGGGTTTAATGATGGATACGGTGATTCTACTCTTGATAGTCTTGCTAACATAGCTAAACAACATAAAGTTAATAAGGTTTGTATAGAAAGTAACTTTGGTGATGGTATGTTTAATAAACTACTCATGCCAGTAGTGAATAAAATCCATGCCACTGAATTAGTAGAGATTCGTTCTAATAAGCAAAAAGAAGTTCGTATATGCGATACACTTGAACCTGTATTGGGTGCTCATAAACTAATTGCAACTCCTGAAGTTATTACTAAAGACTACCAATCATCCAAAGATAAAGATGGTAAGCATAGTATCATTCATTGTTTGATGTATCAGTTAACTCGTATCAGTAGGGATAAAGGTGCTCTGAAACATGATGACCGTTTAGACGTTCTTGCAATGGGTGTTGCACAGTTTACAGAAATGATGGCTATCGATGCTCAAGAGAATATGGATTACCTAATGGAAGAGTTTTTGATTGATCACTTAGAACGTAGTATGAAAACTACTCTAAGCACTGCTTATAAGTCAGTTGGTGGTGATATCACTATTTCTTGGGAAGATGACGATGACTGGTGTAACTCCAATATTCTGAACGGAAGAAATGACGACTGGGTGTAACTCTGGTTGTAAGTATAAACAAGGGGACACGAAGTGGACTCTGGTTGTAAGTCCATTAAGAATTAAAAGAGATCAATGGCGACGGCGAATGCCTCGCAACTCTGTTATTATATAGAAAATACATGACTTGCGAGGCATTCGCCTCTCAACTGGACTCAATAACTTTAAAGTATAAACCATCATAGACTTACAACCAGCAACTACAATAATTCCAAAACCGACTCGTACAGGGAGATAGAATATCTCCTGACTCTTGCTATGGAGGTATATTATTATGAAAACTAAAATTTCTGATAACCTCAAAGGTGCTATTAAATTTGTTTACAGTAAAACCATTTCGGTATTAAAACTAAAAACTACTTGGGTATCTATTGGTTCAGCAATCTCTTATTACATTAGTCATAAGAAAGATGAACTTGGTAACTCAGTCTTTGATGCAGGTGATGCTAACACTGTCGATATTATCTTACATGGCGTTGAGGTTGCTGTTTGTACAATCCTTGATGGTTGTAGTTAATCATTTTCCTTTTCTTAAATTCCTTATGTAAAACCCATATTCACTTCATTGTGGGTATGGGTTTTTTTTAATAATCCACAACAACAAGAGATTACAACTATTATGATAACTTCAAAAACACTAAATTATTTCATTACTGAAAATGTATTAAACAACAGTAATGATAAACTTAAAATCAATAAAATTATTAATAAAAAAGATATACTCAACACTGATCAAAAGTGGAAGTGTATTAATTGCAATAAAGAAATATTCCATCCAGTTCAAGTATTACCCCTCATCCACTGTAGATGTGAGTATGAAGACTGGCAATTCAAAAATCAATCACTATACATCCAGAAAATCTATAGAGATGAAAAACAACAAGAATTAGTAGCTATTAAAATAGGTATAACTAAACAAGACGGTAATGTAAGAAAAAACTTCACCGACTCCTTTAGTATCTATCACCATAAACTCTTCTTTGAAGTCCGTATGGAATATGCCCTAGCAGCACGTATAGAACGACGTATAAAGAAAGAATTGCCAGTAGGCTATCTTTCTAAGGATGAGATGAAAGATGGCTACACAGAGTCGTGTAGCCCCTTATATTTGGATAATATGATGCGTATCTACGAAGAAGAAATAGCTACTACTACTCTACCTTTTTTGAGGGTGATGTGATGAATATATCGTTAAAAGTTGAGTGGTTTAACTTATCCATATATTCGCTTATGGCTTTAAGTTTTTCCTTGTAGATACTTTCATTTTCATCTAACGATATGTTCTGTGATGGTTGTGCTCTCTTTATTGTTGATGTTGTATCTATTACTATATCCCGATATTCCTTGACGCAATCAAGTAAGGTGATCGGATTGTATTCTTCCTTTATATCAAATCCCCATATATTAAGGTGCATATAATGACCAACTATTGTGTTTCGTATTTCGTTAATCTTAAGTATGGATTCATGTATGTTTTCAATTTTCTTTTCTATTTTCACACTATCTAGTATAATTAGTTTGTTCTTGTATAGTATGGTAATGTCGCTATTGATTCGTCCTATTTCAATTGCTATTTCTTGAATCTTATCAATTATCGATTCGCACTTCTTGAATCCTTTCTCATTAACTTTATTTCCTAACCATTTCTTAACTTGAAAGGCTGAGTATATAGCCAAAACTAAAGCACAAACGGCAACAAGTGATGATAACCCCGGTGCAGTTACTCGTTTAATATCTTTATATAATAACCAGTTAAATCCTTCTGCTAGAAGAACTCCAGCCAATAACCACGCTATGTGAGAAGGTTGTAACTTATTCAATATTTCTTTTACTTTCTTTTTCATTATGACTTTTTACCAAAGGTTAATTTTTATCAACAAGGAGAATATTACTATGGACAGTTTTAGACAACAACTAAAAGCAGGAACATACCAACGTTCCAGTAGTATCAAATCGAGTATCCATAAGTTCATTGGCAACTTCACGATAACTGATGAGGGTTACTGTGATTTCAACGATGTAGCGGATGAAAACTTCTTCCTTCTAAAAACTTCTAGGAATCGTTCTAAGAGGTGCAAAGGGGTGATGCGGTAAGTGTATCAGGTAGTGTAAGATAGTGGCTTACAAAGGGTTAGGGAAGGATTCAGTCTTGTGAATGTGATCAAGAAAGTGTGGCACCTCGCGAAACCATACATCTTCAAATACTATGTTGCTTTCTTTTGTGGTGGCCTCGCTTGGATGCTACTTGATGTATACGTTACTAAAGGGATTGATGCTTCTTTCGTTTCTGCTGTTATGGATTCAATCATGGCAGGAACTGCTATCTTGGCGGTATTAGCTGCAAGAAATTACTTAGCTCAATTTACTGCACAAGAAGGGTATAAAGAAGCCATAGAGTTGATGAATGATGTTATGCCTTTAATAGGTCGTAATCTTAATTCAATTCATATAACCTATGGGAAAATAGATGTTTTTTTATCTGATTTAATTGATACATCATGTTTATATGAAGACATTCTGGATAGGCAACTTACCTCTCTTGAAACTTCAACTGATGATTTATTAGAAAATTATGTAAAACTTAGAACATATCTTTCTAATATATCTACATTTGGGCTGGTTATGGATGAAGGGAGGTATAATAATTTAAAAATAGCGATGAAATTTATCGAGCAAAATGATGAACTCTTTTTTCATTATATGAAAAAAGTTAAGTTGTATTTGAAGTCATTGGTGGAGTCGACTGATATTTATGAAGAGGCAATAGAGGGGGGTTTAATATATAAAGGACGTAAAATTGCTATTGTCGATAAAAATAAATCTGATTTTATTGAACTCTCTAACATTACTCACAAAATGGTTGTAGGGTCAAATGCAGCACTCTCTGCTTTTAATTCTACTGTTTCTGAACCTCGTAATATTACTAAAATATTCAAAGTTTAG